GCATTAATGATCATCTCCTAGTTATAATTATTAGAAAATTATGACCATTTACACAAAATTTTATACATTCTCTTTATTTTGTTAATCATGTACCTCATATTCGTTCATGAAGTACTTCTTCTTTTTATTTTGTTAATCATGTTCCTCATATTCCTTCATGAAGTACTTCTTCTTTTAACTTTGTTAATCATGTACCTCATATTCGCTTCATGAGGTACTTCTTCCTTTTATTTTGTTAATCATGTACCTCATATTCGCTTTATGAAGCACTTCTTCCTTTTATTTTGTTAATCATTTACCTTATGAACATTGCATGAGGTACATTTTTCATAAAATATTGTTAATGTTATGATTCCTACAATAAAAATAAGCCCTCCAACTGAGAAGGGCTTTCCTTTTAACTATACACCTTTTCTTCCTCTTGCTTAAAAAAGCTCTTCATCGCATGAAAGACGTCTGCTTTTTGCTTCAAAATAAAATACCTAAATTTTTCGTTTTTGATATTTTTATAAGCAGACATAAGCGTAGAATGGCGATTGTATTGGTTGACTTCCCCATATCCAAACATATTTGATACTTTCATTAATTCCTCGACTAGTTTGACACAGCGCGGATTGTCGGAGGTAAGATTATCTCCGTCTGAGAAGTGGAATGGATAAATATTGTAGCGAGATGGTTCGTATTTTTCATCGATTAAACTGATTGCTTTTCGGTAAGCTGAGGAGCAGATCGTTCCACCACTTTCACCTTTGGAAAAGAAGTCTTCTTCCGAAACAACTTTTGCTTCCGTATGGTGGGCGATGAATTCGATATCGACCGTTTCATATTTTGTCCGTAAGAAGCGGGTCATCCAGAAAAAGAAACTGCGGGTCATATATTTTTCCCAGACGCCCATTGACACAGGAATCTTGAATTAACTATTACAACAAAGTGTTATAAAAATTGATTTCCGTCACCGTTTCTTCTTTGAACACTACGCTTTCAATCAATTTATGGAACACTCTTCTCTTATGATCGATATCTGTTGGTTTATTCTTCTGAAAATCTTTGTACAAATCCATTAATTCTAATTTAGCGTTGTTATTGTTTAATGATTGTCTAGCGTCCTCTAAATTGGCTTTTTGATCACGTAACTTTTTGATTTCTTCTTGTATTTCCTTATTCAATTCGATAAACGTCTCTATATCGTAGAATTCTCTCGACTCTAAAAGGGTTTTTGAAGCATGAACTTTCTTCTTAAGCATAATGTCTATCTGGTGTATATCTTTGTTAATTTCCTGTTGTTTTTGGTCTTTTTCTTTCACTCTATCGTTCATGTTTAAATTGACAAAAACTTTAAGTTTCTTTTCCACGAATTCTAAAAGTTCGTCTTCAAGATGATCAGCATTTACATTTGCTTGCGGGCATACATTTCTACCTTGTTTATGATATGTAGAACAAACATAGTAGCGATATTCTAATTTTGTGCCATCCTTCTTTTTGTTCGTACGCTTTTGGCAAATCATATTACCGCCGCATAATCCGCATTTTAATAAACCGGTTAAAGGATGTTTGGCTGCATTAAACTTTTTCGGGTGTGCATGACGTTGTTTAGCTTCTTGGATTTTCTTTTGAGCCTGGTCAAATAATTCTTTATCAATAATTGCAGGGTGTTTGTTTTCTGCTCTAACCCAATCTTCCTCATCCAATCGAACGGTTTGTTGTATTTTTTTGTTTAGCTCGTCATCTTCGACATAATTATATCTGGTCTTGCCATATACAATATTTCCGATATATGCTTCATTGGAAAGAATATCGACTATATGTTTTTCTTGAAACAATTTACCTCTGTTTGTTTTATATCCATGGTCATTCAGCCAAGAAACAATTCTTTTTCTCCCTAGATTTTCTTTCACGTACAAATGGAATATTTTTTGTACAGTAGGTGCAAAATCATCCGGATGAAGGGAATGCTTGCGTCTCCCTTGTTCAATAAGAGCCTTACTTAGTTCTTCAGGTAAATCTTTTACTTTCGTCAGTCCCAGTGGAGTAGTCGTTCCTGGCCAATCCCCGTTTCGTGCACGCTGTTTATTCCCTAAAGATACACGGATAGACGTCTTTCTTGATTCGTTTTCAGCCATAACCGAAAAGATCTGAAATATAGTTGGATCATCACGATCGGAATCATAGTTTTCTTCCATGCTTATTACCCGAACACCTTTATTTGTTAATCGTTTTGCAGTGGTAATAGATTCTCCTGAATCTCTGGCAAACCTTGATATACCTTTAAAGAAAACGGTATGAATTAAGCCTTTTTCTATATCGCCTAATAACCTACGCATTGCTGGCCGTTGTAGCAGCGTTGTTTTATATCCCGAATCTTCATCTTCGTATATAAACTGTTCATCAAAGATTACATCGATTTTTTCCCTTTTAGCAAACTCTTTTATCATGTCAATTTGATGTTCTACTGTATCCCCTTGTTTCTCTTTTCCTAAAGAACTTCGTGCGTATATTGCTCCAAATTTCATGATAATCCTCCCTTTTTTGATAATAAAAAAGAACGCCATTTATAGTTAATACTATATCATGACATTCTTTAATTAACTATTGTTTTAATTCCACTACAGTGGACTGGTGAAGATTATTTACGTAGTCTACAAACATTTCACATATTAATTCTTCTGCTCTCTCCTTAAACACTTCTTCATTAATATTTATTTTGGTATCTTCTGTAATAAACTTTCTCCTCTCCTCCATGCTGCATCACCTCTTAATAACAAATATGATAAATATGCTTGTCCTATTCTTGGAGCTTGGTCACAGCGATATTTAAATTTAGTGCGAGTCGATAAAAAGCTTTCCAACGGATTTTTCCATATGTTACATGGCTAATTGGCGGCTTAAATTTATGGCAGTACACGTTGTAATCCGTTATATACTCTGCATCGTTAGACATATATCTAGTTTCAATAAGAAATCTCTCCATCGGCGGAAGTCGCTTAACTGAGCGTTCTATAAAATCACAATATTTCTTTCGGTGCTCTTGTTCCGCCACATTATACAAAGCTATGGATCCAGTTTGATCACTAGTAAGATTGCTTCTTCCTCCCCCGACATCATCCATATGAGAAGTAGTTGCTGCTTCTCTTTCTTCAAAAGTTAGGTACTTAAACAATCTGTATTTTTCAAGGGCGGATTCGACCGCCCTCTGTGTTTCTTTTCTGTCCAGTTCCGGTAATTCAAACCCCATAAGGTGTTGTCACCCCTTGCATTCGATTGGCTCTCTATTTATCTATTAATCGAATAAATTGTCATCATCATCTAGTTGATCATCATCCACATTATCAACAGAGTTATCCTCAGGTGAATCATCTTTCGATTCCTCATTTTCCGGTACATCATCAATGGTCAATTGTTCATTGCTTACCTCGACAGTACCATCATTTTGGACGTTGTATTGGATGCCTTCGTGAGGTTCATCATCATAAAATTCATCAATGCTCATTTGAGACTCAACAATGGTCAAAGTGACATCCGAACCAGCTTTTTGATAAAAATTAAATGATTGTTCTGCAGATGTATCACCTTTAACGATAAAATCTAATACAGTTTTCTTGCTATCTTTAGTAGTTTTATTGAATTCACAAGTAAGTTTCTGCTCTACACCTTCAATTTGCAGTTCTACTACTTCCCGGGTTAATTGGTTGAGTTCTGGTTTTTTCTCATCCTCACCCTTTACATAAAATTGAATGAGTTCCTTTTTGCTATCCTTAGTTTGTTTATTGAAATTAGCTTTTACTGTTACTTGCATGCAACATTCTCTCCCTTATGATTTATATTTTATTACGACCTCGTAACACTTGAAACCTGACGATATAAACGGAAGTAGAATAATTACCCTCCGCGCAATTTTCTTTTCATTTTATTGCCTGTTTAAACTGGATTTCTAACCTTAGAAAGTCTTTCAGCTGCCTTTTGTCTTTGCTCTTCCGTATAGACTCTTTCTTTTTTCATGCTAACTTGTTTTTCATTTAGAACTCCTTTTACAGCAATAGGTTTACCATCTTCAGATTCTATTACATTTAAATCACATAAATTAGCTAGTTTTCTAATGTGTTTTGGTACAGTAGAGTAAACATTCCATAAGCCTGTTGAGTTATCAAAAACCAATGTAGTTTCTTGTTCTTCACGTGGATATCCCATTTTTACACCTTCCTAGAAAAATTTATTATTCGGATGATCTACATCAATCTGACGGAAAGAAGCCATTACAAGCTCGTATTTCAAATCATCATAGAAAGAAGTATTCACTTGTCATTGGCTTCCCAGATTCAAACGCCCCGAATAACCTGCAAAGCATACGTGTTTTTGATTCATCCGATAGACTTATAAGATTATTAAATAGCTGTTCTCTTAGCATTTTTCACCACGACCTTCAACTTGTTCCGTACTCATAGTTGGTGCATTAATACCGCCATTGTCAGGTCGTTCAGCTTCTAAAAGCACATCATAATACTTATCAATTAATACCTGGTGTTCCAGTGGTAAGTAATCAATCACATCTGTAAGTTCTTCATATTTTGATTTAAGGATTATCCGTTCATAGCACTGTTCTGTTGTATATGCATGAGGTGATTTTTTATAAATTCGACAATAATAGTTATATTTTCTTTCAGCCAAATCTTTAAGATAACGCATTAATGAATACACCCCCATACTTCACTAACTGAAATACCAACTAAATCAGCAAAACAATTTGGGCAGTAGAAACCTTCATCCTCTTCACGAAACCTTGTGGGAGTACAACCGCAAGATACGCATTTGACACCACCCCACTGGAACGCCATAGCCTCTGCAATACCTTTATATGTTCTACTTCGTTCCTTCCATCTGTTTTCACCAGGAGGCATTTTGTGTATCCTCGCCTCTCTACCTTCCACGATGTCTGTTGGCTCTAACTTATTAAGGTTCTTTAACCATAAGCACGTAGCTTTAGTTTCTCCATGCCCGAATTGCCAAGGCTGTATTATCTGGTCAGGTTTTCTAATGCGACTTGATATAACTGAAATAGGGTTTTCTATTGCTATTTTTTCTATAGGCAAATCCATAAGCCACCTAACGAAGTCTAACGCCTCTTGTTGCTCTTTTTGTTTATCTTTAAACCATCTTGCCCCTGACACTGCCAAGTGAGTGCATGGAGGATGACAGATGGCTAAATCAAACTGTTTCCAGTATTCTAAAGGTAAATCTTGAACATCCCCCTGAACATGATTACCTTCGATTTCTGACGGTAGTAAATCAAAACTTATTGCTTCGTGACCTAATTTGCTAAACGCTTCTCTTACTGTTCCAGAGAACTCACATATAACAGCTACTTTCATTCATTCATCCTCCTAATTCCAAATGAGCCAACCTATTAATACTCCAAAAGCTAATGTTAAAAAGAACAACCATGCTCCTAAAATCATTGCAGATATCTTGTACTCGTTATCCATCTTTTCACCTTCTAAGTTCAAGAAACTAAGTGGTACTCTAAAATTCTGTTAATCTATTTATCACCCTGAAAATTCAATATCCAATGATTCATTGATTACTGGATCATGCAGAATGTCTTTTTCGTATATTTCAATCCCATCGGGGAAATCCTTATTTATTGTATTATCTTTAAGTCCTGTGTATTGCCCGATAGATTCTTTGTAAACCTGATATATTCCATATGGAGTGTAAAGAAAATATTTTGTTTCGCCATTTGTTAATTTTACTTCATCTACTCCAAATCCCTCAACCCATTGACTATCACCACATAGTTTTTCAACAGAATAGCCACGAATCTTAATTTCCCTCATTTGGTAACCCTCCTCATTTTTGCTACCCAGCAACTATTGAAAGTGTTTTGAACAAATATTTTCCGGTTATAACTATCAGTATTAAATATTTTTCCATCACGTGATATTTCAGTAAGAGGATAAATAATTTCAAATCCTCTAGCTTCAAGGTCTTTAATCGCTTGTTCAGCTTCATGCCTTTTCCTACGAGTAATAGTGACCGGACGAAAGTATTTTGAATTACTCATGCCTTCGCCTTCTTTTTCTTCGGTACTTTTGGTTTAGGGTTTAGGATTGCATCAATGACTTGCGCTTGGTAATGAAAACCGTTGTATGAATTGGTTTCCTGTACAAAGAATAAATCCTGTGCAATTTTAGCCATTACATAAGCATCCCGAACGTTATCGCTAGAATGTTCAAAGCCCCAATGTTTATAAATCGGCAACACCATTTCATCTTTCTTGGTGTTCCCCTTCCCTGTTGCAAACTTTTTAACTGCTGCTGGAGTTGCTTCATAGTAATGAAATTTGCGCCTAGCAAGTGCCATTCTAATCCCGTGACCTAATCCATATTGGAATGAAACTCCCTGCCCTTTGGCTCCATATGCAAAACCTTCGATAACGATATAATCATCTGGTTGCACATGAGATATAATTTCATCGATTAGGGTGATCATTCTTTTAGGATCCACCGAGCCAACCCCAGTTAATTCTTTTGCTTTTAATACATTCCCCTGCTCGTCCAATGCAACAAATCCAGTTTTAGTTGATGGGTCAATTCCTACGAATCTCATAATCTCTCTCCTTTAAAATGGTAAATGTTGTGGTAATTGTTGATGCAGTTCATTAAACCATAAACCGATGTATCTTATTCGATATGGGATTACTACCCAATCTCCTTTTTTAAGTGTTGCTTCTTGTGTTGGCATTCGCTTCTACCTCCCCTATTACATGAAATCTTCGAACTGTTCACTAAGACTTTTAAAACTTTTCTGCTGTAATTGTCCGAGTAAATATAGTTTCTGAATAATTTCCAATGGTTCCACACCTGCAAGTAGAGTTTTATTTAATGCTTGTAATAGTTGTTCGGAAGTTGCATCACTATCAGTTATTACTCTCATTTTTTTAATCTCGATTTCAATTTGCACATTCTCACTCCTTCGCACTTTTCTTCAAAAGTTCACTTCTTAGGTAACTCCTCAAACTGCTGCTTCCATCCGCGGAATAACAATCTAAATTCATTTATACCTGTGTCGCGGCCTTTAGCAATAAACTGTTGCACCACCTTACCGTTTTTATCAGTATCGTTAGGATCGTGCCAAAGGAATTCAACAACATCTGCGTCCTGTTCAATGGAACTAGACTCTTTTAAATGTGCTAAAGTCGGCTTTTTAAAGTTTTCACTATCCCGGGTCATTTGAGATAACATCATGAAACAACAATTCATTTCTCGGGCAATCTGCTTTGCTGCAGAAGTTACATTACCAATTGCTGTTGCTCTTGTTTCACCCTTTTTTACAGGGATTTTCATGATTTGAAGATAATCCACGGCTATCATGCCAAGCTTTCCATACTTCCTTTTAAAACGTTTTGCAGTGGCTCTTACTTCTTCAATGGTTACTCCAGATGAATCCTGTATAAAAATAGGTAATTCTTCTAATTCATTAAAAGCATCTTCCACTCTCGCATATTCCCTTACATCTAAATTCTTATTTTTTATTCGTCCGTATGGTATTCCGGTTATATTTGAAATCATTCGATCGTAAAGTTGGTTCCTCCCCATTTCTTGGGACCAAATAAGAACAGGTCTTTTCTTAGCTTTTGCTACGCCTAGTATTCTTTGAAGTAACATGGCCGTTTTACCAACGGAAGGACGACCAGCTGATACAAATAGCCAACCTTCCCACAATCCATGGGCCCATTCATCAAACTGCTTAAATCCAGTTTCGATATATTCAGCTTTTCTAAGAAGATGGGAAAAATAATCTCTTCTTCCGTCTGCAAAACTAAACATTTTACCAGTTTCCTGTGGTCTTAATTCAGCAACCATGCTTTCCACTGCTGAAAAGTATTCTTCATCAGATTCAAAGTCTTCCCTAGATAATGCAGAAATCTGATAACCTAGCATTTCTCCCCTTCTGCGTAATGCTTTAGAACGAACAATTTCTGCATAATACTTTGCATTTGCGGTTGTAGGACAGGATTCAGCTAGACTTGTAAGGTAAGAAATACTCACATCTTGTCTATTGTGTTGAATATACATTTCTCCTACAGTCGTAATATCAACTGGCTTATTTTTCTCTTCAAGCCATCGCATTACCCTATAAATCTGTTGATGTTGTTCTCTAATAAAGTCCCTATCTTCAAGAAATACTATTTCATCAAGAATATTAGAATCTAGGAAAACTGCCCCTAATACGGCTTGTTCGGCTTGAGCAGCTTGAAAATCAGTTTCCCCAGTTAAATGCATCCGGATCATTCCCTTCTTGTACCCAACGCTGGAAGGCAATTTCTTTATCTCGCGGATCATCTTGCTGTTGTTTTGGATATTGTTTAGGCTGCTTTTGAGCATTCATTTTAATTGCAAGTTCAGTGAATTTTTCCCGTAATTTTTTTGATGAAAGAATATTGGTTTTCCAAAATGGATCCTGTGTAACCCAATCCATGACATCCTTAGCCAACCGTTTATCGACTCCATCTAGTTCAACAAGCTTTCTAAAATCGTCAGCATAATTTTGGAGATTAGCTTTTTTAATTAAATGCTCCACACCAGCTTCTTTAGCAACCGCGGATATTTTGTTATGAAAATAAACGGCCATCTTGTAATAGGTATTATTTTCATCATATTTTTTAGGTTTAGTAGATTTCTTTTTAGGTTCTTTTTGAAATTGGATTTCTTTGGGCTTATCCCACTCTGTGTAATTTTTGTTAAATCCCATTAATCTCGCCCCTTTCTGACCAATCCCATCGATAACCACTATATTTCTATCAATTAATGCAGTTAGTTCTCTATCGACTTGTGTTCTGTTTGCCTTGATTTTTTCGGCTAGAAAGGTAATGGACATTTCATGATGTTTTCTGCGATACCCATATGTATATCTCCATATAGCAATAACTAGCCGAAATTGAGTGCCGTTGAGATTGGTCTTCATTATTTGCTCAAAGATTTCATTGGCAATCCTGGTATGCCCTTTTTGAAGTTGTGGATTTGCCATAATCAATCATCCGTTCACGATGTTTTTGATAGTTTTTCTTTAAAAAAGTTTGTTAGTTTTTCTGCGAATTTTTTAATGTCTTTATCCTTATCCTCAGCATAACCTGCATCTATATATTCCCGGATCATATTGCTTACCTCTTTTGTAATATTGGTTTCTTTGGGTTTATAACCATTTGCCAAAGCTTTAATATAGTCAGTTGGATGAGAAGCAGCAAACTGTCTTATTATTGGCAAATCACCATGAGTGCCTACACCGTTTGCATGGATATTTAATAAAAACCCATTCATTTCATCTTTGTTAAGGATTTTCCGCCATGCTCTTTTAACTCTCTCCAAGGCTTCAAATACTTGTAGAGGTAGCTCAACTCTATGGTCATCTTGAATTTCATCTAAGACGACACACTCAGTAGAGCAAATTACTCTTCCAGAAAAACGTCCATCGATCACTTGGTAAAAATTCATTTTTCCAGAGGCTAAGATATAAACTTTTAATACCTCACCTAATGGAATTCCTAATTTGTCTTTAATGATTTTTATTTTCATTCAAACCACCTCAATTTCATAATCTTCATCTTTCCGTAAACCCTTCTTTAAAAGGGCCCTTACCGTTGTCATTTCTGCTAATGCAGGCAAATTATTTTTACTAGATAAATGGGTAAGATAGATTTTCTCTCCGTTACCTTCCACAAGTTTTGCAAGAGCATTTGCGGTCTGTTGGTTCGACAAATGACCAATATCCGATACAACCCTCGCTTTCACATTGTTAGGATAATCAGATGCTTCAACCATTTTGGGTTCGTGGTTGGCTTCGATAATGTAAATGTTTGAACCAGCCATTTGTCTCAACATTTCAGGATCCACATGACCCGTATCTAGACAAATTGATACTTTGTTAAAATTCTTATCACTCACCGTATATCCCAAAGGTTTAAACGCATCATGATGGGTATTAAAAGCACCTACAATAAAGGAGTTTTTTATCTTAATGTACTTCCCTGGTCTCTTTATCCTTTGCAGTTCCTCATCTACACAATCGATTGATTTCCACTCGTTTTCTGCTGCATAAACAGGAATTTTATATTTATTTGCAAGTGGCAATCCTTTTATGTGATCACCGTGAGCATGTGTGATAAAGATTGATACTATGGAGTCGGGACGAATCCCGACATCCAGTAATCTTTTTTCAATCTTAGTTTTAGCAATACCGGCATCTACAAGAATAGTAGTTTCAGAGGAACGAATAGCAATGCAATTGCCACTCGATCCACTTGCTAAAATGTCCACCTTCATAGCTTTTACCTATTCCAACACATCATCGGCATCTGAAGCCTGGACTTCATTCATATCAATGTGCATATCCATGATGTCTAGCAATCCAACTAATTGCTGGTAGGTAGGATTGTCGCCGATTTGTGGAGCATGTTGTTTAATGTAATCCTGCATACCTTTCTTAGTGGTGATTCCCAATTTCTTAAACTTCGTTTTCATATCCTTTTTGGCTTGTGCCAATTGAGGATCTTCTTCATGTACTTCCTGCTTTGATGGCGCATCGATAATTTCCTGATTTGGCGTGATATCTTTTCTAGTTTGTGGTTTATACTCTGGAATGCCATCTGATCCAGAGCCTTCACCAACCTCATCATCATCAAAATTAAGATTGAATGCTGCCTTCAAGGCCCTTCTTGTCATATGCTTTTTAAACATGTCATTAAAATAGTTGGTCCACATTGTTTTCTGCATTCCGATATTGGACTTTTTGAAATGCTCAACTTCATCAACTTCCATAATTACAGTAAATGGCTTTAAGCCTTCTTTATAAGCTATGGCATATCCACCAATTACCTTTCCACGTGGGAACCCCCAAGAGTGCTCATCAATGACAATGTAGTAGCGTCCATCTTCATCTTTCTCTTGATGCATTTTAAAACCATCATTTTCATGAACTAACTGCACATCATACCCTTGATAGCCTTCTGTTTCTTTTGCCTTACGGACGTAAAAATCTATACCGAATTGGACTGTTAATTGACCGCCTCTAACTGCTGGGTATATTTCATTAAGAATTGGATTTGCACCTGAGTTTTTAGCAATAGACATGAACAATTTAAATTGGGATTCATTACAATCCTTGCCGATTGTTTCACGGACAGTTACAATGTCCTGCTGGGTTAACTCTCCGAATGTTAAATCCTGATATACTGCTAATTGATTGTTTGCCATTAATAATTCCTCCAATATTGTTTAGTTGTTTAGTAGATTCATGGTGTATGTAGCCTATGAAATAATTAATCTTCTTTTATTGCCCATTTACCAGCTGCCATATGTCCATATATTTGCAGTGGAGATGAACTTAGCATGCTTCCGTCATCCTTACACCATCTAAGATCTCCATCTACTGATTTTGTCAAATGCTTATACGAAGGCCCGAATTTTGTTGGGATTCTTTTGCCTTCTTCAAGTTCTGCAATTTGACCGATTCTTAATCGGTCAATCAATTGACTTGTTGTAATCCATTCATTCATTTGAATTCACCTCAATAGTTAATTCCTTACCAGCCACAACCCTAGAAATAATCAACTGTCCACTAGGTTGTTTAAAACTCGTAATTGATTCAGCGTTATCTACAAATACTGGAGCAATCACGCCGCTCTGCTTAGATAGAACTTCCCTTAATTCCAATCCTGCCCTAATGCCTTCTGATAATGACAACTGGCGATAAGCCTTTCCACCCATTTCGATTTCAAATGTATTTTTTAATTCGCCATTTTTTTGTTTTTCAAAAAGACGAACGGAAAGAGTATCAAATAATGCTTGTACCTTTTCGGCTTGAAGTTCAGCTTCTTTTGCACGAAATGCTTTGATAGAGTCCAGGATAAAGATTGACTCATTAAGGGAAGAAAGGATTTCTTGTTCCTCTTTTTCAGCTTGTTGGACTTGTTCTTGCAATTTTTCAGCCTGTTTATGATTGCGGATTTCCTGTTCAATAGGGCTAATTTTCGCTTGCAATTCACGGACTTTTTCCATTTGTTCCGATACGTCTATAAATTCCAATCCTGAAAGTTCCTCTTCTAGTTCTTTCCTTTTGATAACAATCTGATCGTATTGTTTCTTAAAATCCTGAATCCGTTTCTGCTTTTCCGATTCGGCAGCTTCTAAAGATTCATCCTGTAACGGTTGCTGACAAACTCGGCAGGTATCTTGGATTTTTTCTTCTTTTAAAAGCTTAAAGTCCTCTTTCATTTGGTTACGTTCATCTAGCAATCTTTTAATCTGATTTTGCAGAACATTAATACGGCTATTGTTTGAACCTGCAGAATCAGTTATCTTTTCAATTTCATTTCTTTCTTTAATCAGCTGGTTTAACTCAGCGTTTAAAGATTCCAATGGAACGGATGGGGCAAACTCTTCGAATTGTTCCCTTAAAGTTTTTGTTCTGCTTTGTGCAGCTATATATTTTTTATCTTTTTTCTTTTTATTGTCTTTATGAATTTCTTCGATATCTCCTAAAGAATGTTTTTTTAGTAACTTTTCAAGTTCTACTGCTTGTCTTTCTGGCATATGTTTTAATACTTCCTTGTTTAAAGGAGAAGGAACATATTTTAAGAGCAATGCACGTTGTTTTTCCCAATGTAAAGTGAAAAAATAATTGGGATTAAACAATGAGAGGAATAAGTCTTTATCAAAAAGTTTCTCAAGTAACTCATTAAAATCACCTGCTTTGGAAGGCACCTCATTGATGTAATAAGTAGCCTTACCCTTCTTAAGACTTCGGCCAAGAAGAACTTGCTTTCCATCTTTTGAAAATAAAAGTGAAACCATTGTTTCATCTGCATCGTAAGTAGTAGGCGAAGGATCAAGTTTACTTCCAAATACATCTGTGTTATAAAGATTCCAAGGAATCGACTCACCAATGGTCGTTTTTCCTTGAGTATTATCACCAGTGATCTCTGTGCGCTCGCCAAAGTTTACAGTTAGATCACGGTGATTTTTAAAGTTTTGTAGAGTTAAAGATAATAACTTAATTTCCATGTACTATGACTCCTTTCTATAAATGATTAAAGCATCTGTACCCCAATTATCCTCTGTTGCACTGGTACTGAATTTAATATCAATAACTTCTAATTCAGGATTACTTTCCAACCAAGCATTTATCTTATCAGTGAGATCTTCACCACTGATTTGTTTGACTGCGATAGTTCCTGCAACACCCATTTCCACTTATTCTCACCTCCTTAAAATATTCCAATTACTTATCATCAAATTTCGCCAAGTGGCTAAAAAGGAAGCCTGGTTAGGCTTGTTTAAATGTTATACATAAGCACGCGCATCCAATTCCTCGTAAGAATCAATTCTCATAGCAGTTATAACTTTTCGCATTTTTTCGTCACTCATAAACTCGTCCCATAGATGTTCGGTATCGAAAAACCACTGTATCATCTTCTTGTTGTCTCCCAATTTCTGTTTTGCATAAGGATGATTTTGTTTTAATTTTTCTAAAAAAGCAGTCATTCCCTTTGTATTACCGTTTAAATAAACATAAGCACGTTTAGCTGACTCAAGGGAATTATTGCGATTCATAACGTATTTATGCTTCCATGGCGGTTTATTGTTGCGTTTCTCTTGCATAATCTCTATGTTGATGTCACCTTGAATTGTTAGACGTTTAGCCATTCTCAGTCACTCCTCTATTCGTTGTCCACAATG